CCGCCAGCTGGCCCCCTAGGGCCGCCGACGATGGAAGACGCCTTGTATGCGGTGGTCATGGCCTCGCCCGCCGTGACGGCCATCCTTGGGGATAGGTTTTACCCGGTCGACTTCCCGCAAGCCCCCGTCTATCCGGCCGCCCTTTACCTGGTGGTTTCGCGGGTTCGCCACGTTCATATGAACGGCAATTCCCGCCTTGCCCGCTCGCGCCTGCAAGTCGACGCCTACGCCTTGAGCTTTGACGAATTGGTCGCCCTGGCCGAGGCGATCAGCGACGCCTTGCACGCGTTCCGGGGCCTGGTGACGGTCGAGGGCGTGGCCGATCCCGTCGAAGTCCAAGGCGTCTTTTCGCAAAACGAAATCGACTTGCCGGAAACGGTGGTGCGCCAGAGCGGCCCCCGCATCCGAACCCGTCAGCTTGAATTTGCAATCTGGTTTTGAAAGGAGCGACTCCCATGCCAACCGTTGTCAGCCCGACAAAAGCCCATATCGGTTACGGCGCCGAATTTCGGGTTGAGGCCCCGCCGTTCGGGGCGGTCACGCTCCCGCCCGACGAAACGATGATTCTCGTTACCGAGCTTCAAACCCTGGCCGAACCCGAACGCTCGAAAGACGCGGTCGAGGTGACGCACTACAATTCAATCGCCGGCTATCGCGAGTTCATTAGCGGCCTGAAAGACGGCGGCGAAATCCCGCTCGAATTTTCGAACGTCCCGAGCGACGAGGGGCAACAGGCCCTTGAAGCCGGATTCGAATATGACGGCGCTATCTGGTGGTCGCTCATCATCCCGACCGTTCCCGACAAGTGGCGTTGGTCGGGCCTTGGGATCGTAACCGGCGGGTCGGGCGACGTCCCGCTTGACGACAAAATGACCCGCTCGCGCACGCTGAAAATCACCGGGCAACCCGTGCTGGAAATGGTGGTGATTCCCCCGGTGGTTCCCGACCCGCCGGCCGCCCTTTCCGCCGACCTGGCCGACGCGTTCGAAACCGACGCCGCCGGCCGCGTGGTCCCGGCCGGCGACGCCGCCCGCGTCGCCGCGCCCAAGTCGCCGCGCCCCGCCGCCGGGGCCCCGGCTTTCGAGGGCTTCGCGGCGTCGACCGAAGAGGGGGCCCGCTAAATGGCCAAGCAAGCCCAAACCGCCAGCGTGACCCTAAACGGGGCCGTCTATCCGGTGCGCTATGATTACGGCTCACTCGTCGCGTTCTGCGACGAAATCGGGGCGTCGATCGACAATTTGCAGGAAGCCCTAGGCGGCCTGGATATGTCGAAGGTGAACCTGATTGTTTGGGCCGGCGTCATGTCGTGGACCTATGCCGGCGACGATGACCCCGGCTCGCCATCCCTCACGCCCGCGACGGTCAATCGCTGGCTGCGGGCCCTGTCGATTGACGAGGCCCAAGCGGTCTTGGGCGTTTGTATGGAGGCGTTCAACGCCGCCATGCCGCGCGCCAAGGCCGGCAAGGATGGCGACTCCCCTTTGCCGGTCCCGGCGGCGGCCGGGGCGACCTAGGCGGGATTGACGGCTTGCTGGCCGAAGCCGCCGCGCATGGCGTCATGCCGGCGGTTCTTTGGGCGATGACGCCGCGCGAGTTTTCCGCCGTCGTGGCGGGCGTGCAGCGTCGCGAGCTTCGGGCTTTCGCGTCTGACGTGGCGGTCGCCTGGCATGGGGCGGCCTTCGCCAGAGCAAAGCAAATGCCGAACCTGCGGCGCGTGCTGCGGGTCATTGTCGGGCAAGACGAGCCGCCCAAGGTTCAAACGCCTGACGAAATGCTGGCGGTGGTTCGCCGCTGGAACGCCGTTTTGGGCGGGTCCGAAAAGTCGGCCCCGCGCCTGGTGAAAGGGTAGGACATGGCCGCCGTTATCGGCAACGTTCGCGCCGACCTGACCGCCGGAATCGCATCCTTTACGGATGGGTTCAAGGAAGCGGCGGGCCAGGTGCGCACCTTCGCCAAGACGGTCGACGGGGTCGGCGGCTCGCTTAAGGGCTTCGGCACGATCCTAACGGCCGGGATCACCGCGCCCCTGTTGGCGGCCGGCGTGGCGTCTATCAAGTTCGCGATGGATTTTCAAAAATCCATGGCCGAAGTCGAAGACGCGACCAATTCGACGGCCGAACAAACCAAGCTGCTAGGGGTCGAGGCGCGCAAGCTTGGCGTGCAAACGGCCCTGACGACTGACGAGGTTACAAAGGTCTTCGCCACCTTGGGCGAGCGCGGCATTTTCGCGGAAGACGTCTTGAACGGCGTTGGCGACGCGGCGGCCAATTTCGCCGCAGCTGCGGGCGACGTCGAAGGCGCAACCGACCTTGCGTCTAAGGTCATGCAAAAGTTTCAGATCGACGCGGGCGACATGGGCCGCACCCTCGATCTTGTAACCGGCGCTATGGACGTCACGCGCCTGGACCTGGCCGACTATGCCGCCGGCCTTGGCGGCTTGAGCGCGGCGGCGATCACGGCCGGCGTCGACTTCGAAACCTTCAACCTGACGCTTGCGGCCACGGCCGATCTATTCAAATCCGGCAAGGCCCAAGCCAAGGGCGTCAGCGAGTTCTTTACGGCCATCGTCAACCCCTCGAAAGAGGCGGCCGAAATGGCGAAACGGCTTGGCCTGACGTTCAAGGATGCGCAGGGCAATATCAAACCCCTAGGCGCCATCGCCGAAGACTTGCGCGCCAAGCTTGGCAAACTCAATGACGGGGCCAGGGTCGAGGCCCTGACAAAGCTTTTCGGGGCCGGCGGCCTAGGCGTGGCGGTCGGGTTCATGAACCAAGGCGCGGCCGGGCTGGATAAGCTGGCCGTGGCCATGGGCGGGGTTACGTCGGCCGGCGAGGCGGCCATAGGGATGCGCACGCTTCCCGGCACGCTGGCCACGATCAAAGACGCGATCTTGTCGCTTGCCGTGACGGTCGGTGACACGTTCGTCCCGGTGCTGGCGGTGGTGGGCGATCACCTAAAAAACTTCGCCCTATGGCTCACCGAGCTACCGGCCGGCGCGGTGCAATTTGGCGTGGCCCTGGCCGCCCTCGCCGCAGCGGTCGGCCCGGTGGTTTGGGCCTTCGGCGCCCTGGCCGCCCTCGCCGCGCCCCTCATGACCACGCTCGCCGGCATGGCCGCCGCTATCGCCCTCGTCGCCGGGACGGGCGGCTTTGCCGGCTTGCTGGCCATCCTTGGGCCGGTCGGCCTGGCCGTCGCCGCCGTGGTCGCCGTCTTCGCCTTGTTCAAGGCCGACGTTGTCGGGGCCCTCAAGACGGTTTGGCAATACGCCCAAACGACCTTGGGCCCGCCGCTGCAGTCCCTCTTCGAACAAGTCGTGACCATGGCTAAGGCGGTCGGGGCGGCGTTCAAACAGGTATTCGAGTCCGAAGCGGCCAAGGCCCTAGGCCGGTTCGCCGAAGTGTTCTTGCGCGTGGTCGGCCGCCTGGTGGTCGACGTCCTGCATATGGCCATCGTCCAACTAACGACGTTCCTTAAAGTCGTGTCGGGCGTGGTCGCGACAATCGCAAAGCTCTTGAGCGGCGACTTTGCCGGGGCCTGGCGCGCGGCCCTTGGCGTGGTGCGCACGATCACGACGGGGATAATCGACGCGGTCGCGGCCCTGTTGCCCGGCGTGTCAAAGCATATTCGCGCCCTGCAAGAATGGCTGCACAAGACGTTGCCGGCGATCTTCGACGCCCCGGCCGCCGCCATGCCGCCAGCTGGTAAAAAGGTGGTCGCGGCGGTCGAGGCGACGGCGGCCGACGTCAAGGCCAAGGGCGCGGCCAGGTTTGGCGAGGCGGGCGAAGAGGCCGGCAACGCCCTAGGCGAGGGCTTGGGGAAGGGCGCGGGCGCGTCGCTGGCCAAGGCCGGCAAGACCATAGAGGAAAAGTGGAAAGAGCTAGTTGAGCGTCAAAAGACCGGCGGCCAGAAAGCGGCCGAAGACGCCCTAGCCGATATCGACCTTATCGAGGCCCGCGCCAAGGCCGGCAAGATCAGCGCCGCCGAAGCGGCCGAACGCGCCGCCCGCGCCGGTTATGACGCGATCAAGGGCGGCTCGCCGGCCCTCAAGCTAGAGCCGATCAAGGTCAAGGTTGAGCCGATCATTTCCGACGACGCCCTAAAGACCGCCGACGCGGCGCTTAAGGACATGGCCGAAGACCTTAAAAAGCAAATGGGCGACGCATGGTCGAGGGTTAAAGACATTGGACTCGGCACGCTCGAAGAATGGGTAAACACCGGCAAGTTTAATTGGAAGCGGCTAGTTAACGACCTCATCCGAAATTGGGATGATACTATGCGAGTCCTTGGCGACATTTGGTCGAAGACTTCGGCCCTTATGTCGTCGGCCAAGACCGGCGGCGCGAGCGGCGGGGGCGGCGGCAAGGTCGGCAAGGCGATAGACATAGCCTCGTCCGTCGCTTCGATCTTCGGGGGCTTTCGCGCCAACGGCGGGCCGGTGCAGCCAGGCCGGGTTTACATGACCGGCGAGCGCGGCCCCGAGGCGTTCATACCGCGCACGGCCGGGACGATCTTGCCGCACGGATCGGGCGACGGCGGGCCCCCACAAACGACCGTCATCATAAACGCAAATGACGCGGTGCTGGCCTCGACCGTGGCCGGATGGGTTCGCCAAGGAATGCAGGTCGCCGAACAGCGCGCGACGTTCGCGAGCGTCGCGGCGGCGCGTGAATTGATCCCGCAGGAAATGGCGCGCGACGCCGGTAATTCGTTCATTTAGGAGGGCTGGCGGTGGTGTTCGCGTTCCCGGCCGTGGTGGATAGCAACCGGCGAATCCTCGCCCCGAGCAAGGCCACGCCCCATCTTCTATCGGCTAACCTTGAGCCAGAAAGCAACGCGGGCGACGTCGACACGCGGTTTATTCAGGCCGGCGGGCGCATGTCGCTGGCGGTCGAGTTTCCGCCCATGCCGCACCGCACGGCGGCGGCGGTGGTCGGCGCCCTCATCCGCGCCGAAAGCGAGGAAATGTCTTTTCCCTGGCCGCAGCCAGGTTTCAACATCCCCCCGCCAGGCGGGCCCCTCAACACCGCCAGCCTGATAAGCGCCAACGCCCGTCAAATGAACGTGGCCAGCGCGCCGGCCTATGTGTTCGGCCCCTCGCAGGCGTTCAATTTCGTACTAGGCGGGCGAACATATTTGCACCTGGCGACCGAAGGCACGACGGAAGCCAGCGGCCCGGCCTTCCTGCGGTTCGGGCCCTCGACCCGCCTCGAAATCCCGGCCGGGACGGTCATTGAAGTGGCCGCCCCCGTCATCGTCGGCTTTGTCCAAAACAACGGGGATACGGCTTGGGACGTCGACAACGCCCGACACTACGGCGTCAGCTTCACAATTAAGGAGCGCAAGTAATGGCCGCCGACGACTCCAGCTTCGGCAACCTGGCCCTTGGCTTGGGCCCGGTGGTGATCGACTTTACCGCCGTCGAAATCCTGTTGCCGTTCTACAGCCTGCGACTCATGACCGGCGCGTCAATGGTGCGCTTCCCTGACGCCCGCGTGTTCGTTGGCGAAGACCCGACTTACGGCCGCCTTGGCGCGGTGGAAACCATGAGCGAGGGGCTAGGCACGCAAGCCCCAACCTGTCGCATGACCATCCAACCCCCGACCCGCGTAGCCGCTGCGGCCCTCAACGACCCGGCCAATCAGGAGTCAATCGTCCGGTCTTGGTATGGGTGTTGCGATATCGACACCGGGGAGCTTATCGCCCTTGAACCCCTGTTTTTCGGGGGCCTCAATCAGCCGCGCTATTCGAGCGGCAAGGCCCCTATGTCGGTCGAATACGATTGCGCGTCAGGCGTCGAAATCCTCTTTTCAAACGAAGAGGGCTTGCGGCTCAACCACGCGACTCAGACGCTCGCTTTCCCCGATGATTACGGCCTGGAATACGGAACGGCGGTCGAGCGCAAATTGCCGTGGGGAAGCGAGGCGGGCCGCCCGCCCCTCGTCTCAGCTGCGGGCGGTGGTTACGCCCCGCAGTATGACAACCTAACGGCCTCTCAGACGCCCCGAGGCGGCCTTTACCCGCAAAGGGGCGTCTAGTGGCCGACCCCGAGCTTATCGCCCGCGCACGCGTCGCCCAAGCCGCCCTTGATAGGTTCGGCGGTCGCCCCCTGGCTTGGGGCGAGCGCGATTGTGCGCACCTGGCCAAATTCGTTCTGATGCGCCTTGGCCATGGGAACCCCCTCAAGGGCGTGAAACCCTATCGCGGGGAAGTCGGGGCCGTGCGCGCCCTGCACCACGCCGAACGCACCGCCGGGGCCCCGCCAGGCGCGGGCCTGGCCGCGATCCTCGACGCCATGGGCTTGCAGCGCATCGCCCCGGCCGACGCCCTGCCCTGCGACCTCGTCGGCCTGGCCGGGCCCGAACCGTTCGGAATCGCCCTGGCCGTGGCGGTCGGCAACGGCAAGGCCCTAGCCTTCGCCGCCGCCCCGCAGATGGGCGGCGAGCCGCGCGGCATGGTGGGCGAAATGCTGGCCCTCTTCCGCACCCCCGAGGGCGAGGAGTCGACCGTCGCGCGGATGGCTTGGAGGGTTCCCCCATGCCTCAAGTAATCCCTATGGCGGTCGCCGCCTTCGCGGCGATTTCGACGGCAACGGCGGCGGTCGCGGCCACGGTTACGGCGATCAGTTCGGCGACCGTCCTAGGCGTCAGCGTGGCCACAATCGTCAAGGTCGGCTCGCTGGCCCTGTCGGTCTATTCGATGACGAAAAAGCCCAAGTCGTCGGCCGGCTCGCCCTCGCCCCTGGCGTTCAAGGCCGACCCGAACGCGTTTATAACCTTCGTGGCCGGCGGCCCGGTGGCGGTCGGCGGCAACATGGTCTTTGGCCAGACGACGGGGAGCAAAAACAAGTACGTGGTTTACGCCACGGCCCTAAGCCATGGCGGCCCCTGCGAGGCGATTCACGAGTTCAAGGCCGATGACACCCCCGTCACCTTCGGGGCCGATGGCGGCCAGGGCGCGACGGGCACGTACCTTAACCGCATGTGGCAAACGACCGCCCTAGGCGACCCGGCCGGAACGCACCTTGTGTTGAGCGCGACGGGATCGAAAGACACGCCAGGCGACCACGGCGGCCACCCTTACGAATGGGACGCGTCGCACAAGCTTTGCGGGATCGCGCAAAGCCTGTGGTGTTGCGAGGCCGACCCGAACATTTACCCTGGTCTTCCCAAGCCCCTTTGGGTTCTGACGGGCGGGCCGGTCTATGACCCCCGCCAGGATGACACGCAAGCCGGCGGGGTCGGGCCGCAGCGCTGGAATGACCGGGCGACGTGGTCGAGGGCCGGCAATAAAAACCCGTTCTTGCAGGCGATCAGCTTTGCAATCGGCCACTATTACAACGGTATCAGGATCGGCGGCGCGGGCCTCAACATCGAGGCGATAGACGTTCCGGCCTTCGCTTACGGCGCCAACGTGGCCGAAGCGAACGGATGGCTTTGCGCCTATCCCTGGAACACCGGCATGAGGAAATGGGACGTCATTGCAACGATGTTGCAGGCCGGGGCCGGCTCGCCCCTCATGCGCGCCGGCAAGCTTTCGTGTTCGGTCGAGGCCCCCCGCGTCTCAATCGACACGATCACCGAAACCGACTTGCGCGGGGATTTCTCAGTCACCGCCAGCCCCATGCGGCGCGACCGTTACAACACCTTGATTCCGCGCTGCAAGAGCCCGGAAAACAATTGGGCGGTGCTGCCATTTGGCAAGGTTTCGGCCGATACTTACCTAGACGAAGATGGCGGATGGGAACGCCCGAAAGAGGTTGAGTATGAGGCCGTCAACGGGTCGGCCCAATGTCGCCAGCTGGCCGCCTATGACCTGGCGAACATTCGCGAAGGGATCGCCGCGACCCTGCCGCTTTCGGCCCGGTTCCTGCGCTACAGGGCCGGCGATTGCCTGACGGTTTCGGCCCCGTCGACTCTCATGAACGGGCAAAAAGTCGTCGTTCTCAAACGCGAGTTCGACCCCCGCGCCCGCATCGTTCATTTGACGGTGCGCAGCGAGACCGACGAGAAACACGCTTGGGCCCTAGGCCAAAGCAACGTTCCGCCCCGCTCGCCCGTCCTGACGGGATGGGACGGCATTGTCATCCAACCGCCCGACCCGGCCCTTTGGACCCCGAGCGCGGGCGCCACCCCTGGCGCCGACGACGCGCCCCGCCCGCCTGGCGATCCTGGCCCGCAAAGCCCGGTGCTGATTATCGAGGCCGGCGACAACGAAGGGTCACACGTTGACGACCCGGCGGCCGACGCCATCGTTGTGCGCTACCGGCGCAAGGCCGCCGAAGGCCAGCCGGATTACACTTGGGTTTATGACATTTGGCCGCCGAAGTCGGCACGGATCGAAGTCACCGGGTCGGCCCCGAACACGACCTATGAAATCGAAATCGCCTATCGCGTGCGCGGCGTCATCGGGGAATTTACCCGCCTGGCCGACGTCACGACGGGCCCGACCGTTTCCAACAGCGCCAACACCATAGGCGACATGACGGCGGCCGATATTCAAGCCGCCGTCGAAGACGCCGAGGCCGCCGCCGAAGAGGCCCGCCAGGCGGCGCAAGAGGCGAGCGACGCCGCCGCCGGGGCGGTCGAGGGCCTAGCCGATGAAGTCGCCCGCGCCCTGGCCGCCGAAGACGCTTTGCATCAAGAGATCGTTTCGCTTTCCGTCACGGTCGGGAGCAACACGGCGGCGATTTCTGACGAGGTGGTCGCCCGCGCCGACGCCGACACCGCCCTAGCCGCGCGCATCACGGCGCTAGAGGCGACGAGCGGCGACGCGTCGGCGGCGATTATCGAAGAGGCCGCCGTCAGGGCCGCCGCCGACTCGGCCATCGCCGCGCGCACCACGACCCTTGAAACGCAGATGGGCGACACAATCGCCAGGGTCACGGCTACCGAAGTCGCCCTATCAAACGACGTGCAAGCCCTGGCTTCCTACAAGGTCGAAGTCGCGGCGGAATTTGGCAAGACAAACGCCAACGTCACAACCGAGCAAATCGCCCGCTCGAACGCCGATAACGCCCTAGGCGCGCGGCTAACGACGGTCGAAGCCAGCTTTTCGGCCGCCGGGAACATTCTCAATAACGCCACCTTCGCCGATGGCCTCAACCATTGGGCCGGGACGGGCGGCCTTTTTGTCAGGGCCGTTGACCCCGCTGTCGGCCCTATGGTGCAAGTCGCCAGCAACACGACGGGGGCGCAACAAACGTTCGCTTCCGACACAATGCCTTGCCACACAGGCGGCGCCTATTCGTTGAGTTTCAGCGGCGACGCGGGAACCGCGCCTGTTGCGACCGGCTGGGCGATTCAATGGCTGTCGGCAACGGATACGTTCGTCGGGTGGTCGGCGGGCCTGACGTGGTACGCCGGAACAACAAATTGGACCGACAAGCGCGGCAAGATCGAAAATCAGATTGCGCCGGCCGGCGCGGTTCGGTTCCGCGTCATGGTGTTCGTTGACCCTGGCGCCGGTGTTTGCTCATTCAATAAAGTAATGTTGAATTGGGGGCCGACCGCGATTCCGTTCAACGATCAAAAAAGCATCAATGATCTTTCGGCCAGAGTAACAACCGAGGAAATCGCCCGCGCCAGCGCCGACTCCGCAATCGCCGCGCGCACGACGACCGTTGAAGCGAGCTTGCGCAGCGGGGCCCCTAACCTTATCAAAAACAGTGATTTCTCTGACGGCCTGAAATACTGGACGCAATACGGCGCAGGCGGCAACGGCTATACGGCTTATGTCCATCCGTCCTTGGGTAATATCCTTATCATTTCGCCTTGGGTAGCAAGCAACGGGCTATTTCAAGACGTCGCGATTTCGGCCGGGACTCAATACGTTATGAGCGGCGAGGGGAGTCTTGTTCCCGCCGGTTTGCTCTACACGCAATATATGAACGCGGCCCGCGACACCATTTTGCTGTCGGTTAGCGGTGGTCCCGAGGGATGGGATAGCCGGGCAAGCGTCGTCTCAACCGCCCCGGCCGGCGCGGCGTGGGCGCGCTTGTATGTCGCTATGGGCGGGGTCGACTCCCCGGCCGCCAGCGTCGGGCGTCTCATGTTCCAACGCGGCGCGGTGGCGACGGCCTGGACGAACGAAACCGCTCAAGGCGAAGTTTCGGCCCGCGTCACGGTATCCGAGGCCGCCGTTGTCACCTTGCAGGGCAAGACGTCGGCTTATTGGCAAGTCGTGGTCGACGCCGGAACCGCGCAAAGCTATATCCGCGCCGCCGCCGATGGCAATAACGGCGAGGTGACGATGGCGGCCGACCGCATCGCCCTTTATAATCGGGTCGGCAATAACATGCTTCCGGCTATGGTGGTGGTCGGCGGCAATGCTCGCTTTACCGGCAATGTTCAAATTGACGGCAACTTGACGATTGCCGGGACGATCAACACCCCGGCCGTTGTCGACAATGCTATAAATCGCGGGATTTCGGCCGGCACAAATTCACGTATCACCGCAATTCGCTCAGACGCGGTTTATGTCGTCTCGCAAACCGTTGTCTTGTCATGCACCGGCAAGCCGGTTTCGCTATTGTCGCAGCTGATTTACTACACCGCCGGCAACGCAGCCTCAAACACAAACCCTTATACTGTCGCCCTTAAGATCACCCGAGACGGCGCGGATATTTACAATATATCTGCGACGCATTATTTCGGCTCGCTTCCACTAATCGGAATGATGGATGACGCCCCGCCGGCCGGCGACCATACATACGTTCTTTGGTATTATATCGCGGCGTCTCAAAAGACTTACTACATTGACACGTCTTACATAGCCGCGCGGGAAACCAAGAAATGAGCGGGTCAAACCTTATCCCCTGGCCGCCCATGCCGCCAGGTTCGGCCCCGCCCAACCCGCCGGCCGTGGGCGCGGTCTATGAGCCCGGCGCGGGGCCCCGGCCCATCCTGTCGGTTATCGTCACCGACCTGGCGCTTTTGCAGCTGCAACCCATCCCCGCCGGCCGGGCCCTGGCGATCCTGATTGACCCGCCGGGCGCGATCACCACGGCAACGCACCACGTCGAAGCCGGCGCGGTGGTCGAGGGCCCGCCGCCGGCCGCCCCGCCCCCGCCCCCGACCGTGGCGGAAATCCGGTCTATCCGCGACGGCCTGCTAATGCGCACCCTGTGGGCGGTTTCGGACGACTCCCCCCTGACGAACCAAAGCCAACACGCCTTGCGGGCCTATCGCGCCAACCTGCGGCGATGGCTGCAAGATCACCCCGGCCAGCTGCCGCCCGACCCGCCCGATTTCGAATATCAAGCTTGACCCCGCCGCGTCGCGGGCGAACCTAGGCCCGCAGCCTTTGGAGCTTCCCAACGTGTCGACGCCCGCCGCCTTCCCCCTCGTCGCCCCGCCCCGCGACCTGTCGCCCGGCGAGGCCGCCGCGCATTGCGGCATCCCCGCCTATCGCTTGGGGGGCCTTGTGGCGGCCGGGAAGCTCCCGCAGCCGGCCAGACGCGCCCCGGCGGTGGTCTATGACCGCCAGGCCCTTGACGACGCCCTGGCGGCCCTAGAGGGCGATCTATGAAACCGGCCCGCCCGCTCCCCGAGGCGGCGAACGCCAACGAGTCCAGCCAGGTCAGACGCTCGCGCCTGGCCGACGCCATCCGCGAGGCCGCCGCCAAGATCGGCCACGACTTCGACGCCCTCGACCGTGGGCGCCATTTCATCCTAGGCGACGACGGCGACCCGCAGCCCTGCGACATGGCCGAATGGGCGGCGGCGTTCGAAAACCGCGAGGCGTGGGCGATAGGCCAGACGCAAACCGCAACGGGCCTTGTGTCGACGGTGTTTCTTGGCCTCAACCACAATTTCGGCGGCGGGCCGCCCGTCCTTTTCGAAACCGCCATTTTCCCCAAGGTCGGCAACATCGAAGTTCTGGCCCGCTATCACACGCGGGCCGACGCCCTGGCCGGTCATGCGGCTTATGTCGCTTGGCGCGAAGGCCAGGCCCCGAACCCCGACGCCGACGACGAACCCCCGCACCCGCCATAGGAGTCCCGCCATGGTCGACACAGTCGAAAGCTTGCGCGAAGAATACGCCGAACGCCTAGAAGCAATCCCGCCCGCCGATCAATACGCCCAACTAATCGCGGGGCTTCAAGCCTTGGGATTTGGAACCCCGGCCATGCAAACCTTTTTGGATGGCCTGGCCGACATGCGCGCTTTCATTTCCCAAACCGACCCAAGCCTAAACGCCATTTACACCTATGCTAACGGCGTTGTGACCGGCGGCCGACCGCTGCAAGATATGTGTACGGTGGTCGAGGCCCCGCCGCCGATTGGCGGCACGGTCGCAATGCGGATGCTTTAGCGCCGTCACGCGGTCGCGCGGTCGCGTTTAGGCGTGGCCGTGCGGCTGCGGCTTCGACATTGCATAGGTGGTAAAGGTCAGGTCAAAGGCCGTGGCCGCAATCTCTTTCATGCTTGCGAACGCCACGACCCCGCCGCCCTCAAGCGCCGCCCGCGCCATGGCCACGGCGCAACCCTGAAACAGTCGCCCGACCTCGACTCGCATGTCGCCGGGCTTGCCGTTGGGATGCTTGGCCAGGGCGTCGGCATAGGTCGACTCCATGGCGGCTTTGAAAACCTCTAAGACCATTTCGCAAACGGCGGCGGCCACGGCGGCGCCCTCATCGTCGCCGCCGGGGATGTTGTACGTTTCCGTCATGGCCTAGCGCCCTTTCTTCGGCCGGGTTCGAACGATCAGCTTGCGCGGCTTGCGGGCCCGGCCTTCGATCACTTCGAACGGCAAGCGCGGCGAGGGGTCGACGTGCAAGCCCATGGGCGAGGGGGCCAGGCCAGGGCCAGGCGCGAAACTCATTTCAGGGCGCGGGCCCTCTTCGGCTTCCATGGCGCCAAGGATCGACTCGGCGGCCTCGAAAACCGGCCACCTGACGAGCGCGGGCCCAAGGCCCCGAAGCCCGACAATCGCTTGCGCCCCGTTGTTTTCCGGCAAGGTCGGGTCGAGGCCGCGCACTTCCTGAATAAGCCCCGGATCGAACACAAGCGGCATGGGCTTAAAGCCCGGTTCCCAAACCGAGAGGCGCGGCCACCTGGCGGCCGGCGGATAGGCCGCGCCCCATCGGTCTAAGAGCGGTTCGAAGGGTTCGCCAACCCATATCACCTTGGCCCCTTCGCCAAGATCGAACCGCAACAGCCCTTGAGCTTCGGGAAATTGCGCGCTTCGACCTGGTGGAGTCTTCTCAAGCGTCATGATCGCCTGCGGGGGGATGGCCAGGGTTTGACCTTGGGCCGTCAGGATGCGGAAAAGCGGCATGGGCGGGGACTCCGGGGCGGTGGTCAGCTGGCCGACCTTGGCCCGAAGTGGCGCGGTTTGCAAAATTCAACGCCGGGGCGAATATGACCCCCTCGCCCCCGACGTCAGGAACCCCCGCCATGACACCCGAAGAAGCCGCCGCCCGCCGCGCCGAATTGGCCGCCTTCGACGCCGAACAAGCCGCCAAGCTCAAGGCCGACGCCCTGGCCCCCCTCGCCCCCCTGCGGGGCCTCTTGGACGGCCCCGAGCTTGGCGCGATCCTCGACAAGATCGACGCGGCCCGCGACGCCATCCGCGACCGTCGCCTAGCCCTGCACCTTGACGGCCTGGTGACGACGGGCCGCAACGCCCGCGAAAAGTTCGGGCGCATCCTGGCCGACTTGGAAGCCCCCCACGTCCCGGCCCCGTCGCTGGCCTCGACCGCGCCAGAGCCGCCCGTCGCCAAGGTCGCCGCCGCGCCTGGCGGCGTGATCGAACCGCCAGCCCCCGACGCGCCCGACCCGACGACGGGCGAGACCGCGACCGCGTCGCACGTCTCAACCCTCAACCCCGCCGCGCCGGCCCCCGCCCCCGCGCCCACGCCCGGCAAAATCCCGCGCCCGCCGCCGGCCCGCATGTTGGGCGCCAAGGCTTGAGAAACCGCAACGAACGCCGCTTGGCCGCCCGCCTGGAAAAACGCGCCTTTTCGGGCGGGCCGTGGCCGCCTTGGGAAGTCTCGCAGTTCCCGCCGGGATCGGTCGGCGGCGAAGGCTGGACATGGGGAATCCGCGAAGCTTACGGCAACGGGGTCTTTGCCGTGCTTGTGCGCTACCTCGACCGCGACACGCGCGACCCGACGCGGGGGCGCATCCATTTGGCAATTCGCACCGCGACGAGCCTTGAACCGCCCTGGCGCGACTTGCAGCGCATCAAAAATGAAATCGTCGGCCCCGAGCGGTGGGCGGTGCAGTTCTACCCGCCGGCCGCCGACGTGATCGACGCGGCCGACATGTATCATTTGTGGGTTATGCCGGTCGGCTATGACCCCGGAATGGGCTTGCACCGGGACGGGGGCTAGGCCGCCAGGCGATAGCGGCCCCGGCGGATACCTAGGGCCGGATCGCCCCGCCAATGGGCCTTGACGATTTCGAGCCGCGCCAGCCTAACCCGCAGATGGGCCCGGCAAAAATGCAGGGCCTTGCGGCCTGTAAGGTGCGCCTCGCGCGGCTCGCCGGTTTCGGGCGGGTCGGGGAATACCGGCAAGATGATTTCTGTATAGGCGTGCAACGGGAAGTGGCCGATTGAGGCGCGGTGCTTCAACAGTTCCCGTTCTAGGCCCCGGTGCGGCGCGGTGGTGCGGCGGCCTAGAACGCGCGGCGTGTTGATAACCGTTAGGAGCGCTTGCAGGCCGATTCGATAGTCCAAAAGCTCATGGTCGACCATGGCCCGCACGCCCTGTTGCGCGGCCGGGTCAAAAGGGCGGGTCATGTCGTTTGCGATGCTAACGAAGCGGTCGCCCTGGCCGCTGGCCATCGTCCCGATTATTTGGCCGTCTGGCCGTTGCTCTAGCAGGACGCCCACGCGCCGGCCGGGCGCCGGGGCCCGCATTTCGATCCAAGTTCGCGGGGCCGGTAGGAACATCGCCCGCCGGTCTGGCCCATGCCGGGCTATCTGGCGCGAGAGTTCGGACGCCAAGCCGGCGGCCTCCGAAGTCTCGAAACAGTGAATATCGCCCATGCGCGGCAAAAGCCCCGCCGCGTCGTCAAACGTTCGCCGGGCCTTGGGTAGCGTCAACTCGCGCACAATGCGCATGGCCAAGGGCGTCATAGGTCGACCTCCCGAAGCCCCCCGGCGGTCGACGTTATCA